TACATAGTGTATAATGAGTGCAAGAAAAGGGGGCAATCATGCCGTCCTTACACGGTACCTAAACTTGACGGCGCACAGAGGTGGGCTAATGAAGTTTTGAAATGGTCTGGTTATCCAGGGGAAACAAATATAGTTGGCAGAGTTGATGCAGACGATCCTTCTAAGTATGTTCCTTCAGGAGTAAAAGAGATAATGGATAACCAATATGCAGACCTGTGTTACATAGGAACAAATGCATATTATGATGGCATGAACCCTGACCATGAAAGAAAGCCGCCGAGTCTATATAATGCAGAACACTTTTGTCGGCATCCTTTCTGGTATATGACAAAAGATGCAACAGTGCAATTAGGCTTTGACCTAGGCATTGCACAGGATATTATGAACATAACACATTCATGCACAGAATTAGATGCAGGACGATGTGGTTACTGCCCCTGGTGCAAGGAGCGGGCGTGGGCGTTTAATCAGATAGGAAAAATAGATGAAGGTAATAATTAAATCTAGGGAAGATTGTAGATTCTGCACAGAAGCGAAAATGTTTTTGCAGGGAATGGATATCGAATACAATGAGGAAAATCAACCTGAAGGAAGAGTACCTCAGATTTATATAGATGATGAGTTTATAGGTGGATATCAAGAACTAATAGAATGGGCAACGAATGTTTAAAGACAGAGAACTAGGCGATATGTTTCTGTCCAAGCACAGCTATTGGCTAGAACATTCTATTGATGTTAATTCCAATAAAGGGTCTCTTGAATTATCTTGGGATCCAGATTACATGTTTGATGTCGCTTATTACTGTAGCTGTCAACTAGGCATAGCACCCTTTAGTATACAATCTTTTTTCAGACAGCATGAAGCCAAGAGACAAATAGATTGGTCACGAAACCAACAGCTAGGCGCCTACGATCTTCATGACGGCGCAAAAATCTTAGATGTTGGGTGTGGGGTAGGTGTTAACGGATTGCTAATGCATAAATACAATCCTACATGGAACATCACTTTACTTGATGGCAATGACTGGAAAGGTCAGATAGGAAAAACTGCGGAGTACCTAGACGGCTACAACGAAGAATATGTAGTTTACAATAACTGGGACATCACTAAAAACTGCATGAAAAAAATTGATGCAGACGAAAGCAAATTTAAATTTTTGTCTCCCGAAAGTAAGTGGGGGAATTATGATATGATTATGTCAACCTGGTCATATGGATTTCATTATCCGTTAGACACATACTGGGATAGGGTGTTGTCCAGCCTCAACCCAGGAGGTATATTATTGTTGGACTTATATAATGAAGAAGATGCCGATAGAGTATCTAAAGTGTTGGATTGCGAGCCTGAAATAGATGTACATCAAACAATGAAAAGATATCTATGGAAAACAGACCAACTTAATTACGGATAAGGATAGTAAATGTCAAAGATAACACTACAAGATGAGCGAGATTATTTCAAGCCTTTCAACTACCCATGGGCATATGACGCTTGGCTAAAGCATGAGCAATCACATTGGTTGCACACAGAAGTTCCTATGGCTGAAGATGTGAAGGACTGGAAGAATCGTTTAACCGATTCAGAGAAAGCATTCCTTACAAACATCTTTCGCTTTTTCACTCAGGGTGACATTGATGTTGCTGGCGGTTATGTAAATAACTATCTACCCTTCTTCCCTCAGCCTGAAGTGCGCATGATGTTGATGGGATTTGCGGCAAGGGAAGCACTGCATGTAGCCGCATACTCGCATCTAATTGAGACCTTAGGGATGCCTGAGAGCACCTACAACGAGTTTCTGGAGTATGATGCAATGAAAGACAAGCATGAATATTTCATGGGCTTGTCAAACGCAACACAAGACAAAAAGACCGTAGCAACAAACATTGCGGCATTCTCAGCATTCACTGAGGGTATGCAGTTGTTCTCTTCCTTCATTATGTTGCTGAACATGCCTCGACATGGTAAGATGAAAGGTATGGGTCAGATTGTTACTTGGTCTATTGTTGATGAGACAATGCACGCCGAGTCAATGATTAGGTTGTTCCGCGAGTATGTCAATGAGAACCTAGAACTTTGGAGTGATGATCTTAAAGGTAAAATATATACCATTGCCGAGAAGATGGTAGAACTTGAAGACAAGTTTATCGATCTAGCATTTGCTATGGGACCAATGGAAGGTTTGACATCGGATGAAGTTAAGAAGTATATCCGATACATCTGTGACCGCAGACTGATTAGTCTTGGACTCAAGGGCATCTTCAAAGTCAAGAAGAATCCTCTGCCGTGGGTAGAAGAAATGATTAATGCTCCTACTCACACAAACTTTTTTGAGAACCGAGCTACTGACTACGCCCGTGGCGCACTTTCAGGTGACTGGGGTGATGTTTGGGCCGCGGCATGAAGACAAGAATACTGGAATGTATGGCATGTGAATCCGTGTTCTCCGTTGAACATGACATGGATGACCACTTCTATCCTGTAGAGTGGTGTCCATTTTGTGGAAGCACATTAGAGTTAGAAGAAACTATGGACGAAGACTATCTAGAACCTGATGAGGAAATCGAACTATGAGCGGTCAATGGGAAGGCGGGAAGGGTTCTAAACCTAGGCCTGTCGCCGATCAAAAAAAATTTGATGATAACTGGGATAAAATATTTGGAAAAAAGGATGATAATGAATATGAATCCGATAATCCAATTGAGCGACCTTTTAACTATAAAGACAGACAGCAAGACCTTACTGAATTAAACAGTGATGGCAATCGTGACAGAGGCAGATATGGTGAAGACTTGTCTGAGTGATAACAGTGAATAAAAAATATTGTGCGATGCCTTTTAGGTTTGCTACTTTTATTCAAACAGGTGAGCAGATAGTTTGCAACCCTACTTGGTGCAATCACCCTCCTCTGTCAGGAGATACAGTAAAAGAAAAATTCAATAGCCCCGAGATAAAAGCCATCCGAGAAAGTATTTTGGATGGCTCTTACTCTTATTGTAAAGATTCTTGCCCTTATCTAAAAACATACCGTGAAGGCGGCTCCCCGAGAGTGTTTGTTGAAAAAGATATGTTAGGTGACTCAGAATATCCTACACACATTGAATTGTGTGAGGACAATGTGTGCAATTTAGCGTGTCCTACATGTCGCAATGACTTTATAATTGAAACTACTCAGGCAAAAAACTCGTTTGATGAAGTTAAAGTATTTTCAGATAAGATAGAGTTTATTGGGGCAACAACATCAGGTGATCCTCTCTATAGTAAAGAGTCATTTGAGTTTCTAAAGAACCTGAACAAGAAAGACTTTCCTGCATTAAAAATGATTAAGATACACACAAATGGTCTGTTGTTGATGCAAAAATGGGAAGAGATAAAACACTTGTTTGACAATTTTTTTGTGAACTTAAACATATCCGTAGATGCCGCAACAAAGGAAACATATGAGGTGGTTAGAAAAGGCGGCAACTTTGATTTGTTGCTTAGAAACTTAGCATTCATCAACGAGAAAAAACTATCTAGCCTTACCATATGGTATTGTGTGCATGATTTGAATTACAGAGAGATGAAAGACTGCTACAATCTCATGGAATCTGTGTTATCAGAACAGGCAGTAAATTACAACTTTTTTACTGTAGAACAATGGTCGCAAAGTCATGAATTGCTTACTAGGCAGAAGGTTGATAATTTATTGCACCCAGAACACCGAGAGTATTTGAATGTAGCGACCGACTTTAAAACATCATTAGCAAGTGAAATACAAGCAGGAAAAATAGTCGCAAATATCTAGCATAAATAGTGTATTGAAATAGGATACACTATGGCTAGAAAAGTTAAACAGAAACAAGTACACCGAGTATACTGTACATACTTCCCAGATGGAAGTTACTACATAGGCTACTCAGGTAAGCCCGAGAGACTTTATGAAAAATATTACGGCAGTTCCAAGTATGTTAAAGAGTTTGAAGGTGAACTCACAAAGGAGACTATTGCTGAATTCGATAAAAAGTCATGGGCAAAGATGCAAGAGTTTCTATTACAGTGGCAACAAAGGCACGACCCTAAATGTTTAAATTCAATGCTGAACATAAGGCTAAACAAAGAGCCTCTTGCTGATTTCAAACCAATAGAGTGGACACCTAAATGCCTTTTATAATACTATTACTTTTTTCTGCACTAGCAGTATCTTCAGTCGCCGCCTACTTCTCTATTGTAGGTCTAATGGCAATTTTTCCGTCTGCTGAAATTCCTATATTGCTAATGGGTTCTGTTTTAGAAGTGGCTAAACTTGTCACTGCCTCTTGGCTGTACAGGAATTGGAAAACTGCTGGCATACTGATGAAGTCTTACTTCACTTCCGCAGTGATTATTCTATCGATCATCACTAGCCTGGGAATCTTTGGATTTCTGTCAAAGGCGCATATTGAGCATACCATAACATTAGGGGGTGACAATGCTATACAAATTGAAAATCTCACACGCCGCATTGAAAACGAAGAGAGGACAATATTTGATGCGCAAAAGGCTATCGAAACTCTTGATGAGTCGGTCCGTATCTTACAAGATTACGATAGGATCAGAGGGCCAGAAGGAGCTTTGGCTGTACGAGAAGGGCAAAAAGAGGAGCGTGATGAACTCAATTTGCAAATCGAAAATGCGGTTGAGAATATCGAAACTCTCCAGTCCGAACTTACACCATTGCGGAGTGCGGCGCTTGCAATCGAAGCAGACATTGGTCCTATAAAATATATCGCTGAACTCATATACGAGAACCCAGCCGAAAGTATCGATACGGCTGTTCGTTTGGTCATAATTCTTTTGGTCTTAGTATTCGATCCGTTAGCAATACTTTTGGTAATAGCCGCAAACATGTCTTGGTTACAAAGAAAGGGTATGCAGGTGACCTTTTTAGACGAATCAGCCTTGACAAATGATCTGCCAGACTATAATATAGCGGCTACTGAGAAAGAGGAAACTCCTGAAGAGGAGGTAGTTGAGTTATCTGAAACAGAGACAGAACAACTACAACGCCTTGACCGAAGTGTACGAAAAAAATTAGATTGGTTAATTGACAAAAAACGCAAAGGAGACTGACAAATGGCAGTTACACAAACCAAAGAAGAAATCATTGCTATGCTTCAAGCAGGTAATGTTACTTTCGATTACACCAAACTTGATGGTGCTACCCGTAATATTGTGGGAACACTGCAAGAAGGTGTCATTCCCCCAATCGATCCTAGCAAAGATGCAAACAGCACCCGAAAAACAAAAGATGAAAATATTGTTCTTTGGGATACTGAAGAGGCTGCTTGGAGAACGGTCAAATTGGAGAGAATAAACTCAATTAGCTCTTGACATTAGACTCCAGTGGTTGTAATATATACAATCACAACAAAAGGAGTCCATCATGGCAAAAGTAAAAAGAGAAACGCCTGTCAAAAAGGTTCGCAAAAAGCGCAAGCCTATGACAGAGGAGCAAAAAGCGGCTGCCGTTGAACGACTAGCAAAAGCTAGAGCCGCTCGGCAAGCCGCTAATCCCCCTGAGTATAAAAATGTGCATCCTTCTGTACTTGAAAAGGATGATGAGGATACTTTGTCTTTTAAGAATGTAAGAGAGTGGATTAAGTATCAGAAAGAAATGCTGACAGCCGCTCGGCAAGAACTCCGCTCAGGCGTAAAAGGCTCTGAAGCGAAAGTAGCATCCATTCAAGGATATCTTTCGCACATGGATGCTTATCTTCGTAGCGGAGACTGGATTGACAGTTTCTACGGCATGCACCGCGAACATAAAATGACTGAAAGATGTATTGCTATGGCATACAATGCTGATGGTACACCCAAGAGGTCACATGGAGTTTACTATCCTGATCTAGGCTATGTTTGGGGTAAAGAGCCTGAGTCTAACGGACTCGAGGAGTTTATGGAATGATAGTCGTAGATTTTAATCAGACAGCAATTAGTAGTTTTATGGCAGAGGTTCGTGGAAGAACTGATGTGGAGGTCAATGTGCCGTTATTGCGGCACATGATTCTCAATGCTATTCGTGGATACAAAAAACGCTTTGGCGCTGAGTATGGTGACTTGGTTATTGCTTGTGATAACCGACACTATTGGCGCAGAAAAGTGTATCCACACTACAAATCTCACCGCAGAAAAGTGCGAGATGATAGCGGCTTTGATTGGGGTAGTATCTTTGAGGCACTGAACGCTATTCGGAATGAAATTGATGAGTTTCTTCCCTATCCTGTTATTGATGTCAATGGTGCAGAGGCAGATGATGTCATCGGTACACTGGCTGCCTACAGTCAGACTGCTAAAGAAGGTGTGTTGTTTGAAGAAGCAGAACCCTTCTTAATCATTTCAGGTGACCATGACTTTAATCAACTGCAAAAGTGGAGTAATGTAAAACAGTATTCTCCTGTGAAGAAGAAATTTATTACTATCACTGAATCACCCCAGGCTGTATTGCTAGAGCATATCATTACAGGTGACAAGGGTGATGGTGTTCCTAACATGTTGAGTGATGATGATACTTTTGTTGAAGGTAAACGACAGAAGCCTATCAGAAAGGCATTGCTAGAACAATGGAAAACTATGCAACCTGAGGATTTCATTACAGGCGACATGGCTGCTGGTTATGTAAGGAATAAACAACTTGTTGATCTGAGCATGACACCGCAAGAAATACAGGATGACATTGTGGCTTCGTATAAGGCACAACAAGGCAAGGACAAGAGTCAACTCTTAAATTATTTTATTAAATTTAAACTGAAAGGCATGATTGATGTCGCGGAGGACTTTTAAATGATTATTGAAAAGCGGGAATATCACCAAATGACTAGCACTCTGACTTATGATATTTGTGAAGATGATATCATTGAGGCTTTTGGTAGTATTGAGAATTTTACGGATAATATGATTGAGCATTCAGATGAATTTTATCATTTCATGATGGATTATGACTATGACCGAGAAGACGATTTGTGGACTGACCGCAAAGGCGGCTATGATGTCGATTGGGATATAGTAGATGAGCCTTAACTATCTCATATATAATGAGTGTGAAATATAAAATTAGTTTAAAGAAAATTAAGTTGAGGAAAGATCATGAAGTTTAGACAAATTAATGAAGGCTTTGATTGGGTATTCAAAGTCGAAGGTGTAGATGCACAAGTGAAGAGACTCAAGGATTGGGCGGCTACAAATCAAACGCTTGTACCTTGTGTGCGATGGGGTGTAGGTGCTGAGAAACCTGAATGGAGTTTACCTGAGGGTATGCCCGAGACAGTAAAGTTGGATAAAGATATCCCTGATGGTATGGGTGACACTACTATTCAAATGGAGTGGCGTAGAATCAGTGCATTCACTGAACCTAACAATAACATGCAAAAACTACCTGATTGGAAAAGAGAAGCCAACTGGTTACAGATTATAGAGGGCTTGCATCACAAAGAAGCCGTATGGCTAACTGCTATTAAAGATGGAAAGCTCCTTGAAGTTTGTCCCAGCCTTGAAGCACTTCTACCCACTCTAGGTATTGCGGAATACAATAAGCCGGCGCAAAAGAAAAAGCGAGCCGCTCCTAGAAAAAAGCGACCAGCAAAGGAGAAGTCAAATGGATGATAGACTTGGACAACCAATTAATTATCAATATGCCTACGCTGGCAAAACGGTTAATTGGTTTCATACGGACACCGAGGAGATGGCTCAGCAGGTAGGTACGGCTGATATGCATGTTGAATACAGGTTCAATGATTGGGGTTTTCGTATGGACCTCGATATGCACGAAATCCCTGAAGGCTGTGACATATACATGGGCGACAGTCATATGGTAGCGTATGGTATCAATTTAGAAGACTCCTGGCAGTGGAAATTGCATCATGAACATTTTAAAAGCGACAAGCCGTTCGTCAATTTAGCCTCTTCAGGAACTACCAATGATACAAATTATAGATTGCTACGATATTGGGCTCCTAAACTAAAACCTGCGAGATTATTTGTGTATAATGCTCCTGGCTATAAGATGGAGGTTGTAACATCGGATGAAGGTGTTGTAGGCTACGGTCCCTGGCTTTACGGTGAATACAAACTAGGAGAAAGAAAAGAACACCCAGATTCATTTGAAAAGCAGGTGTGGATACGAGTCGTAACACCTCCGTTGCAACGGCAAATGAATGATCTGAGAAATAAGGATGCTCTCTTTTATTTGTGTTCAACGCTGGGCATTGAACTTTATTATGCGGAGTCTCCTGACATCATTGCTATGCCAGATAGAGGATTGCAAAAAAAATGGTATGGCGAGGCGAGAGATAAATTCCATGCAGGAGTGAATCAGCAAAGTTTGCACATGGAACGCTTTATGAGCCAGGCTAATCTTTAGGACGATACGGGTCATAGAAGCGACCCCACTGCCATTCTTCGGGCAACTCAAAATCTAATTTCACTAAATGGAGTTTACCATCAGGCTCAACACACCAACGGCGCTTAGGTCTTTCGTAGGCTCTTTGTCGAATCTTAGCAATGGTCTCGGGCTTATGCTTTCTACCGTACATAGGATTGAACTCACCACGCCGAGTGCCTTTCATGGTGCTAGATACTTTATCACGAAACTCCTGAGACCTACCATTTTGCACGGCAGGATGATTCTCTCCCAGCTTGGCTTGTCTGATTCTCTCTCTACCTTCAGGCGTATGCCAAGCTGTCCTGTCTCTACATCTATCCACGATAGGCAAGGATTGCTTGTTTACAGTGATAGCATATTCACGAATCGCCTCAACCGTAGACTGCTTGATAATCATCTCCCGTGGTTTAGGCACATCCTGGAGAGACTTTTCGTCCACGATCCAAAACTCGTTTCTACACTGAAATAGGAAAAATCTGCTTGCTCTTGACATATTATATGCTCAAATCACCTCATCTGAGACTATTTATGTGACCCAAATACAAACTTTTTTCAACTTTTTTTGAAATTGCAATCAAATCAATGACTTAGGGCAGTAGAAAAAGGTTGACTTATTGGTCAATAGGCACTATAATGTGTACATAAAATGAGAAAACAGAGAAAAAACATGACTAAATTCAACAAAGAAGACTTCACTTGGGACGGTATGTATCTGATGTATCGTGGTTCTTTTGAAGGAGCTAAATTGATGATGGATGTATGCCCTGATGCTCATCCTTCTTGGGAAGGTAAATTGAAACCACAATTCATTGCTCGATTCAAGTACGGTAAAAAGCCTTACAGGTCTTGGATTAACTTTCTAGTTAAACATGCAACTGTTGAACAGTATGTCGCTCTTGCAGAAGAAACTAGTCCTCGTCAAGCAATGGAAACTCTAGGATGGGTAGCATAATGAAATTCGTAATATCAACACAAGTCCTTAAAAACTACGGTGCACACTGTGAGGACGGCAAGTTCTCTTCGGGTAACGCCCGTTGGAAGATGAAGGGTGGCGAAGACTACTGTGTGACAGGACTTGATCGCATCCAAGATGCGGTCGCTTTCGTGGCATCCAAGGCGATGTATAACGAAATCGAACTCAAGGAGTTTCCAGTAAAATGGCAGACCTACGAAGAGTGGGAAGCCAAGCTACCTGAGGATGAGGAATATCGTGAATTCCTCTTGGATCGTTTGGAATGGGTATCTCCCCGGGGGACTTATGATTAGATTAGCCGTTGGTTTTTTTATAACTTTTGGTGCAGTAGGTAGGCTTGATGTTGATCCTACTGCATCTCTTTTAAATTATACTCTGTTAGCGTTTCTAGGGCTTGCGATTATGGCATGGCCCATTTTTGACGGGTCTATCACTGAGATTGATGAGTAAAAAAAAGGTTGACTTTTAGGTCAGCTGGAAGTATAATATAGTCTGAAATTGAGAAAAGGAAAAGATTATGGCTTATATCAATGCAAAAGAAGTTAAGGCGATTCGTGAGGAACTCAAGCGTGAATTCCCTAAGCATCGTTTTTCAGTGACAAAAGACTCAGGTGGTCTAGCCGTTTCGGTCAGTGTGATGAAAGGTCCTGATGACCTACTCTCAGATATCGGTGAGACTTGGGCTGGTTCTGGTTACACTCAAATCAACCATTATCATACTCACATGTATGGTAAGCATCAAAAGTTTTTTGACAAAGTGGTGAAAGTAATCAAGTCTGCTCCTGCTAAGGCTGAGGGTGGTCGAGC